GTACATTCTGAGAATGTTATGTTGGTTGTGGATGAGGCTAGTGGTGTGCCTGAGAAGGTATTTGAAGCTGCTGCTGGGTCTATGTCGGGTCATAATGCAACTACGATTATGTTGAGCAACCCCACGCGGAGCAGTGGTACGTTTTATGAAAGTCAGACGCGCATGGCTGATAGCTGGTGGACGCGCCGTTGGTCATGTGTGGACTCGCCGCTTGTATCCGATGAGTTTGTCGATGAGATGCGGTTGCGCTATGGCGAGGAGAGCAATGCATTTCGTATTCGTGTGCTGGGCGAGTTTCCGCTTGCAGACGATGATACGATTATTCCGTTTCATCTTGCTGAGTCTGCGCAGCATAGGGATGTGCAGGTGAGTGAGGAGACAAGCATTGTGTGGGGCTTGGATGTGGCAAGGTTTGGCACGGATAGTACGGCGTTGTGCAAAAGGCAGGGTCCGATTGTGACGGAGATACGCTCTTGGCGTGGTTTGGATTTAATGCAGACTGTGGGTAGGATTGTTGCGGAATATGAGGGTTTGCCTGATAGTCGCAGGCCAATGGAGATATTGGTGGATAGTATTGGGATAGGTTCTGGCGTGGTAGATCGTTTGCAAGAGTTAGAGTTGCCTGTGCGTGGTGTGAATGTTGCAGAAGCGCCGAGCATGGGCGAGACATATTTGAATTTGCGGAGTGAGCTTTGGTTTAAGACTAAGGGTTGGCTTGAGGATCGTTCTTGTAAGTTGCCTAATAATGACCAGCTTATTTCTGAGTTAACCAGTATAAGGTATAGTTTTACCAGCAGTGGCAAGATGAAGGCTGAGAGTAAGGATGAGATGCGTAAGCGTGGTTTGCAGTCACCTGATTTAGCTGATGCTTTGTGTTTGACGATGGCAAGTGATGCTGCAACTGCCTTGAGTGGTAAGTTTACTACTTGGCGCGGTGATATAAAAAGGAATTTACGTGGGATAGCTTAGTGTGTTATGGTTATTTAAAAAGGAGGGTGTAATATGCCAAGAGGAACTGGAACATATGGGTCAAAAAAAGGAAGGCCACCGAAGAAAAAGCCAGCTATGAAGTCTGGTAGCAAGATGACAATGATGAAGATGAAAATGAAGAAGATGGGCCGCAAGTAGTGCCTAAATTCAAACGGGTTGCCAAAACCAAGCGTGGGGTGCCTAAGAAGTATTTGTCTAATGCTCGTAATCCTGCTGCAAAGGAACGCGAGATATTGGAAACCAAACGTAGGTATAAGTTGGGTTTGCCTATTGATGTTAAGAAGGTGAGTAAAAGTCGTGCCAGCCAAAGCAAAAACAAAGTCAAAAAGCGGAAGCGCGTTAGCTAACAAGGCTAAGAAAAGCGGTATTCCGATTGGCATATTAAGGCAAGTTAAGAAGCGTGGCGATGCTGCATATTTAAGCTCTGGGTCGCGCAACGTGCCGATGGCAGCGTGGAGCATGGGCAGAGTAAATAGTTTTATTAGTGGCAAGGGCGGTGCACGCAAGGCAGATGCTGATTTGTGGAAAAAAGCCAAGGCTGCAAAAAGTAGGAAAGCGTAATGCCATTTAGCAAATATAGTCCAAAGCAAAAAAAGTTAGCTGCAGTAGCAAAGCCTCGTAAGAAAATTACTGGTGCTGATTTTAAAAAACTACGTGCAAAATCCAGAAAAACAAAGGGTAAGAAGTAATGGCAGACCGAGCTAAATTTTTAGACTTTCTTGATATGATTGACGGTGGTGGCGCAGGTCAGCGCGGTGATATGTTTGAGGGTGGCGGTATATTTAGCGCTTTAGCTAATCTTATGCCGATTAATCCTTTTGGTTCTGAGGACCCAACACGGCGTAGAGCGAGAGATGCGTTTTACGGTAGTTTGCTTGGTGATAGCCCAGATACTGTAAGCGCTGCAGAAGCAGCAGCAACGCCTGCTATAACTCAACGGCAGCGCATGTCTGCAGCTATGGCTGATGAGGCAAGACAACGTGGTTTGCTTCAAGATGCGCTTGATCCGCGTGGGGTAAGTCAAATGCGTCCTTTGGCTCCTGTTGGTTCTGGCAGGGGTACGATGGATATGCCTATGCAGGGTTCTGGTAGAGGTACGATGAATATGCCTATGCCGCCTCAAAATCAAGTAGAACCAAGGCCGTCAGTAATGTCTGTAGGCCCAGCACAATCTACATCTGCTGGAGTTCCTATGGGGCCACAGCCACAAATGCAGACGAGCATGGTAGGTAGCACAGGTTTTGAGGAAGGTGATATGCGTGGTAGAATTGACGGAACAATATCAGGCGGCGTTACCCCGTCAGTGCTTGGTAGTCCTAGTTTAAGAGTTCGCTCATCTGCAGATACGCAGCCAATGACCTTTGAGGAATTTGCTCAACAGCAATCTATTTTGCCTAGCGTTGGCTTAGATCAGTTAAGAAGTTTGTATGAAAATTATTTAAACTTTATTCGCAGAAATAATACTATCGGAAATTTAACAAGATAATGCCCCGACAAAAGGCCATACGTAGGACTACAACAGGTAAAAGTCCTAATTATCGTAAGACTAAAGACGGTGCAGGTATGACCCCAGCAGGAATTAGGCGTCACAGGGCAGCCAATCCCAAGTCTAAGCTAAAAGGTGCAGTAACAAAGAAAAAAAATTTAACTGAGAAAGAAAAGGCTAGGCGCAAGTCATATTGTGCTAGGTCAGCAGGTCAGATGAAGAAGTTTCCCAAAGCAGCCAAAAATCCTAATAGTCGTTTGCGGCAAGCTAGAAAACGATGGAGATGCTAGATGGCACTTACAACATTCGCAGAACTTAAAGCAAGCATAGCTGATTGGTTAAACAGGAGTGATTTAACTGCAGTTATTCCTGATTTTATTACGCTTGCCGAGCGTCAGATGGAGCGTGAGGTCAGGCATTATAAGATGATAGAGCGAAGTAACGCAAATTTAGATAGTCAATATAGTCAAGTACCGACTAACTGGTTAGAAACAATAAGATTTACGCTTAACACTGGCGATACTCGCAGGCTAGAAATGGTAAGCATTGATGATTTAAGCGCTAGGCGTGCTGCTGGTTTAGACACTTCTGGCAAGCCAAAATACTATGCACATGTAGGTGATACATTTGAGTTACATCCTACGCCTGATATATCTTATGCAACTGAGCTTGTGTATTATGAAAAAATTGATCCGTTGTCAGATAGCAACACTTCTAATTGGTTGTTAGAAACTGCCCCTGATGCTTATTTATATGGTGCATTAGTACAGGCCGCACCTTATTTATCTGATGATGAGAGAATACCAATCTGGAGTTCTCTTTATGCAGGGGCGGTTGCTAGCTTAAACAGTTCTAGCAATAGAACGCAGCAATCAAGTGGTAATTTAAGAATGAAGATAGCCGCTTACTAAAATTAAAAAAATGCGCTATAGTGTGGCGTAGATGTATATAACGGAGTAACCTATGAGTTTTAGCAATACATTTGAAACGCATGTTTTAAACTATTCATTTACTACAACAAGCGTAACAAGGCCGACAGCATGGTATGTTGGATTATTTACTGCAGACCCAACTGATAGTGGATCAGGTGCAACTGAAATAAGCGGAAGTGGATACACGCGCAAAACAGCAGCATTTACTGTATCAGGAAATACTGCAACAACCTC